ATCAGTTATTTTTGTATATGTTGGAGAAGATGAAGGATAGTATAGTATTACATTATTATTTCCTAACCAAGTTTTCCATTGTTCTAATGTCGCACTTCCGTCATCATACCAAAAGTCAACTGCACCTGTTGCACTTTCTATAAAACAAGTACCTTGATGATAATTGTCTGCTATTGTATGTGAGCCACCATCTATGTTTGCTCTTGAAAATCTATTGCAGTAAAGTAAACTATATTGTATTACTTTGCCACTTAATAAGCTATTGTTATTCGATAAATAGAAGCTTCCTTGATATGTTCCTGATTTATTCCAAATATTTCCCTCACTACCATCTAACACTACTTTCCCTATCTCGTGTTTTAAATACCACTCTCCATAATCTAGTGTTTCTTTAGTAGCACTATCTAAATTGTCATAAGTGTCATCTCCATTTATTGCTTTGAAAAACCTATCTTTATATGTAGATATTTCTCCTAAGAACATACCATTAGGTAGATTTATAGGATATGAAGTGCTTTGATAAGGTGTAAATGTTGAAGCAGTAGAGCCAATATTTAACATTACTTTTGCTATTTTTTTATTTGCTAAAGAACTATTTGTGTATATAGCCCAAGTTGTAACACTACTTACATCTCCAGCAGTAAATGAACGATTAAAACCTGTATCAACAATATAATTATTACTACTATCTTTACCAAAGAACGAAGCATTTAAGTTTGTTAATTCTATTCCATCTTCAGTAACACCACTTATAAAATATGTTTCTCCTGATTTAATAAAAGGTGCATTAATAGTATGAGTAGTACCTCCACTTATATCTGTAGTATATTCTTCTACATTGATTAAGTTTTCTCCCATAGTAGTAATAGTATTATTACCACTTACTATATGGACTTGTTGTGGATAACTAGGATTTGGACTAGCTCCATAAGTGAATTTCTCAAATGTATCAGTTCCATTTCCACTTTCTACCTGTGGAGAAATTTTGCCATAAGTTAAACCTGTTGAGCCATAATATAACACTATATTATCTATCGTTGCATTGTTTTCTAAAGTATAAGTCTTTTTACCTAAATTTCCATACCCTGTATCTATTATAGTGGTGTTTCCATTTTTTAATATAAAATAAGGATAATTTTCATTTGTAAAAAGATTAATAGTATATGTTCCTGCATTTAATGTTAAATCTACAGGTATAGGAAAACTAAATGTTTCAGCAAGTGTTGTAAAATTTGGTGTACCTACACCATCTTTAAATGTTATTGAATAATTGCCAGTTGTATAAGTTCCATCTGGTACATTTAACAAATTCTTTCCTGTAGTAGTTTCCTGTGATGTATTACCATATAAGGATAATTTCATTTTGCCCCTCCTTGTATTGTCTGCATTAATTGTTGTTCCTTCAAAAATTGCATAAGTTCCTCCTCCTTGCCCTTTTGCAAGTTTATATGAGAATAAATCGCCTTCTTTTAAATAATTATGGTTGTTCTTTACCATTAAATATCTAAATAAATCCATTATACCTCATTCCATTCTTCACTATCTTGGTCAAATATAAATACTTTTCCTGTGTCTATTTCAATAAATACTGAACCATTTGCAATTTTATTCTCTTTATAAGTTGTTGGTTTTTCGTCATCTGCTAAACCTCTTAATTCACAACTTACATATTTTCCATCACTTGTAATATTTGTATTTTCTATTTTATATAATGATACCATTTTTATACCTCCTTTTCTATATCACTATTTAATTCTTTTAAACTATTATCAATTTCTTGTATTTTAGAATTAGCGATTTCTTTGCTTTCACCAAATATTTTCTCCCTATATTCAACTCTACTAATTAAACCGTTTGCTAATTCCCTTATTGCCCTTATACTTTCGGCCTCTTTATCTTCTATTATGCTATCATCAAATTGAATTACCATATCTTCTGTGTCTATTTCTTCACCTATTTTTCCGTTTGCATAACATATTGACTTAACTAAATCATAAATAGAACTTTCGTATCCTATTTCTAATTTTTTCTTTCTTCTAAATAATTTACTGTTTGAACTTACAACTGCTGTTGCCGTACTTAAATTAGTTCCGTCAAAATGATAATGATTTTCACCAAAACCTACACTATCGCCTAAAATATTTAAACTTGTATTAATTGTTTCTATATAACTATTTGTTCTTAATCCATCGATATCTGGTTGGATTAAATCATCCTTAGTAGCACCCGTTGGTAATTGATATATACTTGCATCTTCAGGGTCAAACGTTAATCTTTGTTGCCCGTTGTCATAATTAAACATATCGGCTCTAACAAATATTCTTTTACGGCTTAATTTTAATTCATTTTGTAAGCCATCAAAGGCCAAATCCACCATTTTTAATTTATCTATTGCGTTTGCATAGTGTGGTATTCCAAACGGACTTGCCTCAAATAAGTTATTTGTTAATAAAGGTTTATATATACTAAACCATTTTACGTTTGAACCCGTATCAAAGTCTTTTAATGTATCTTCACTTGCTAATTCGGTTAAATTTCCGTTTTTGTCTTCAAATAAATGATTTTTTATTTTATAAACATCGTTTTCTAGTAAATGTACGCTTAAAACAACGTATTTCTTGCCTTTAATATATTGTGTACTTGCAAAAGCGCAATCTATTACTTCTTTATTATTCCAAGTCAATGGATATATATTATCAACATCAACTATATCTACACGTATTTTTGCGTTTGATGTATCTAACGTCATTGCGTCATCATTTTCTATAATATCATAAATACTTGTAACCGTTGCTACCGTTCCTAACGCGCCACTTTTTTCTAATGCTTGGTTTATTATTGCATATAAGTCTAATTCATCAATAAGTTCATTAAATTTATTTTGTGAATTATCGTCTTTTAATGATATTTTACATTTTTCGCTCCATAAAATATCGCTCCAATCTTCACATATTTCTTTTGCCATATTGGTTGCATATCTTTGTTGTTTTAATTTTCTATTGCCGTTATATACAAAATAATTATGAAAATCTTTTACATTTCCTTTATACCAACTTGCCCATTGATTAATATATGTTTGAATATTATTTTTTACATCAGGATTATAATCATAATTATCTTGTAAAAACTTTTCTAATTTCATTATTAACCTCCTCTTGCGATTAATTTATCGTAAAAACTAAATATTGAATATTCACTTGCATCTAAGTCGTCTATCGGCGTTGTACCATCGTCTAATCTTGTATCAACTTTATCCTCATCCCATACGGCTTGTTTATACGCTTCTATAAGATATTTGCACTTACTTAATATAAATCTTCTACTTTGCGCGAATAATTGACAATCAAGGTATATTCTGTCTATTATTTGCCCTTTAACACAATCTTGAACTATTAAAGGTATTCCTTTTTTCTTTAAGTATCTATCTAATCCGTACGTTAAGACTTGCCCTAAAGCGCCGTAATCTGCAAATGCGTGTGTTACCTTGCCATAATCTCTTACAACTCTATAATAAAAATTTTCAAACGCTTCATACATTTCCTCTGGTGTGTGTAATCCTTTTAGTTTTTCCTCATCTATTGTCCATACTTCTTTAAACATACTTGTTATTCCCGTTGCTTTGAATTCAGTTTCACCTTCGGTAGCGCCGTAATCTATTCCTATTGATATTATCATAAAATTAATTTTATTGCCGTTTTCATCTATAATATCGTCTTTTATAAACAATTCAGGATTATTTGCAAATTGTTTGTATATTAAACCCTCTGCTAGAACCCATAAACCTAGTATAAAACGTTCATAAAACACGCCACCCATAGATTTATATTCGTTCTTTAAATTTTCAAAATATTCCTCATTTTCACGCTTTAAAATTTCATTGTCGTCTAAAATAAAATGCCAAACTTTTTTATCTATTGCGTCATTGTCTATAATATCAACTTTTACCCAGTGATTTGGTGCGTCTGGGTTGGTTGTTGAATATAGTTTTGCACCTTTAACACTTAAACGTGATAACAACATTGTATAAAATGCTTCAGGTATTTGTGTTAACTCATCT